TAAATCTAAATATGATGGGTTTGAATTTTGGAATGGTAGAGAATGGATAAACAATAAAACTATGTATAATAAATTATGTGATAATGATTCTAATATAGAATCTATAAAAGATTTAAATAAGTATCAAAGAGAATATTTTGAGGTAATTAATTAATGAATTTTATTGTTGATAAGAAACCTAGATGGTTAAAAAGAGCCTTGAACCCAAGGTCACCTATGACAGAAAATAATGAAACTGTAAAATTAATAAGTTATGATAATAGAGTGGCTCCTACAATAATTAGAATTGGAACAAGGGGCAAGGGCAAGTTTGTAAAATTAACAAATGAAGAAGCTATAAAAAGAGCAAATAAAAATAATACGTTTATAGAGTTTGCTACTAATAAACAAGCAGAAAGTTTTGCTAAAAATTTTTCAAAGATTATTCCCAGTAATTTTAAAGGAAAACCAAGAAGGACTAGTAAGTAATGCCAATATACACATACAGAAATAAAACAACAGGCTTAGAGTGGGATGAACTTCGCACATATACTACAAGAAAAGAACCCCTCAAAGATAAAAATATTGAATTTGTGTTCACAGCACCTAGGTTAGGTTTTATAGAAAGAAGTGAGCATGGTGCTAGAGACCAAATGATTCATACTGCTAGACAGGGAATGAAAGAAAGACAAGCAGAAGAAAAAGCAGGTATTAGAAAAACTCCTGAATGGCTACGAGAAAAAACAGAAAAACATTTACAAAAGGTAAGAAATGTTAGTTCCTGAGAAAAGTAAACAACTAACAGAAAAGCAAGAAAGCTTTTTAGAAAATTTATTTGGAGAGGCCAGAGGCAATCCAAGACAGGCTGCTAAACTTGCAGGTTATGGCGAGAGTAATTATCAAAAAGTTATTCAATCATTAAAGCAAGAAATAATAGAAAGAGCAGAAGGTGTACTAGCTACTCACTCCCCTAAAGCAGTAATGGGAATGGTAAATGCATTGGAAGAAGATGGAAGTATTCCTGGTGCTAATGTAAGACTAGAAGCAGCTAAACAAATTTTAGATAGAGTTGGAATATCTAAAACAGAACGCATTGATGTTAATGCCAAAGTCCAACACGGGATATTTATTTTACCACCAAAGAATGTATGAACCTAAAAAAATAAAAGGTGCATTAATTCCATTTGGGTATAAGAAATCAGAAGACGACCCTAAGTTAGTTATTCCTATACCTGAAGAATTAGATGTTTTAAAAGAAGCAGTAAAACTTCATAAGAAGGGGCAGTCACTTCAGAAGTGTGTAGATTTTATTTATTCTAAAACTAAAAGAAAATTAACAAGGCAAGGCTTTTATAAAATTGTTAATAAAAATAATATTAAAAAGAAGGCTAGAGAATCTGAAAGAGAACAATTAGATTATCAAAGAGATAGAGTTTTAAAAGCTAAAAGAGAATTAGATAAAGAAAGAAATAAACTAGCTACAAAGAATAAAAAGATAAAAGATTTAGATGTTGTTTTAGAAGGCAAAGTAAAAACAATTATTGATACTAAAGAAATAGAAGAAGCCTCTCCCACAATACAAAAAGCTTTTGAAGAAAAAGATATAATCTTTGAACCTAACGAAGGTCCTCAATCAGATTTTCTAGCATCATCAGAGAGAGAAGTATTTTATGGTGGAGCAAGAGGTGGTGGTAAATCTTATGCTATGCTTGTTGACCCACTTCGATATTGTGATAAGCAGCATCACAGAGCATTGTTAATTAGACGTACAATGCCTGAACTTAGAGATTTAATTAATCACTCTCAACAATTATATTCAAGAGCATATCCTGGTGCTAAGTGGAGAGAACAAGAAAAAGAATGGCGATTCCCATCAGGTGCTAGAATAGAATTTGGATACGCAGAAAATTTAACAGACGCATTAAGATATCAGGGACAATCATATACTTGGATTGGTATAGATGAATTACCTCAATATCCTACCGCCGATATTTATAACTTCTTACGTTCATCATTAAGAAGTGTAGACCCAGAGATACCTGTATACATGAGAGCAACAGGCAATCCCGGAAACGTAGGTTCGACTTGGGTTAAAGAAATGTTTGTTGACCCATCAGAAGCTAACAAACAATTTGATGTAGAGATACAAACACCGATGGGTATTAAAAGAATATCAAGAAAATTTATACCTGCTAAGTTACAAGACAATCCTTATCTAATGCAGACAGATGACTATTACGCTATGTTGGCATCTTTACCTGAAGTACAAAAGAAACAATTCTTAGAGGGTGATTGGGATGCATATGAAAGTTCTTCTTTCCCTGAATTTAATAGACAAGTTCATGTTATAGAACCTTTTGAAATTCCAAGAAACTGGATGAGATTCAGAGCAGCAGACTGGGGATATAGTTCACCTGCTTGTTGTTTATGGTTTGCGGTAGATTATGATAATAATTTATTTGTTTACAGGGAACTGTATGCTAAAAGAAATACCGCCGATATATTTGCAAAAAAAGTTTTAGAATTAGAAGATGGTGAATATATTAGATATGGAATACTGGATAGTTCTACATGGGCAAGGCGGGGAGACATAGGGCCTAGTATTGCAGAAACAATGATACAAGAGGGATGTCGATGGAGACAATCTGACAGAAGTCCTAGAAGTAGAATATCAGGCAAAGTAGAAATACATAAAAGATTAAGAGTAGACGAAGACACAGGATATCCAAATATGTTTATATTTAATAACTGTTTAAATTTAATTAGAACATTACCTATGCTTCCAGTAGATAAAAATAATCCTGAAGATGTAGACACATATGCAGAAGACCACGCTTATGATGCATTAAGATATGGATGTATGAGTAGACCAATACACCCTGTAGCACAAAGAGGTAATGACTTCTTAAGTTCTTCAGAAAATCAAAATTCTACACCTGCAGATAGTGTGTTTGGATATTAATGAAACTACCAAAGTTTGTGACAGTAGGGCCTTTTACTGTAGAATTAGTTTGCGTTCCCCACGAACTAATGTATGAGGTATCTGAAGCACAAGGGACATTTGTTGTAAAGCCTCCTTATAAAATTTATTTAGATAAGGAGATGATAGAAACAGGAGGTCCTGATGCTGTTAATGTTGTAATACATGAATTATTACATTTAGGATTTTATCAGTATCATTTAAAAGAAAAAGAAGAAGAAACAATAGTTAATTCTTACGGGAACTTTTTAACAGAACTCTTATGCCATTCTTCAATAAAGGAATGGATAAGACATCACACAAAGTAATAATAGGAGAAAAATAATGGCAATCATGAAACAGTATAAGCAAGGTGACTTACCAGAAAATTTATATGGTAATGAAGCATCTAAGCAAGGCGATAGCAAAATCAATGTTGTAAAACCTGGTGCAGCTCTTCCTGGAGACGCATATGCAGAAGGCAACGTAGCTTATCCAAAAGAAAAGAAAAACACTGTAGACGGAAAAGTATTTTCATTAGCTGACGAAAGAGATTATTAATCTATATGCCACACGAAAATACAGTAGGCGGAGTATTTTCTGAAGATGATGACGTAACAGCTTTAGATAATAAAGAAGATAGAAGTTTTGATAACTTAGGTTCTATCATAGAATCTAGATTAAAAGAATCAGAACAGGCTCGTCTTTATGATGAAAAAAGATGGTTACGAAGCTACAGAAACTATAGAGGAATCTATGGTTCTGATATGGCATTTCGTGATTCAGAAAAATCTAGAGTTTTTGTTAAGGTAACAAAGACAAAAGTTCTAGCTGCTTATGGACAATTAATAGAGGTTCTATTCTCACAAGGTAAATTTCCTATTGGAATATTTCCTACCACTGTACCTTCAGGTGTCAGTAAGTATGCCCATATAAAACCAGACAATCTTAAACAACAAGATTCTCGTATGGAAGATATTTATGGATTTGAAGGCGATGGTAGAGATATGTCTCCTGGTGCTACCGCCGATACTATTCTAAATGGTTTAAAAGAAAAGTATGCGGAAGCAGGATTTGAAGAAGGTGCTGCACCTGATTTAAAGAATATGCCACAGATAGAACCTGCAGAAGAAGCTGCTAAAAACATGGAAAAACTTATCCATGACCAATTAGAGGAAACTCATGCAATATCTGTTATGCGTCATGTATTATTTGAAATGTGTTTACTAGGCACAGGTGTTTTAAAAGGTCCTTTTAATTACGAACAGGCAGAACACAAGTGGTCATTAAATGATGAAGGTGAAAGAGAATACACCCCTAGCAAAAAATTAGTACCTAGAATAGAAGCAGTTAGTTGTTGGGATTTATATCCTGACCCTGACGCAGTACAAATAGAAGATGCAGATTATGTTATTCAAAGACATGTCTATACTCGTTCACAAGTAAGAGATTTAATGAACAGACCTTTCTTTAGAAAATCTGCAATAGAAGATTTATTAGCTTATGGTTCTAACTATGAAACAAGAAGCTATGAAACTGCCTTATACGATAGAGAGAATCAAGAAGAGTTTAGTAAAAATAGATATGAGATTCTAGAGTATTGGGGTGTCATGGATAAAAACTTTGTTGAAGAAGCAGGTATAGAAATTCCTGAAAGTATTGAGAATGATTTAGATGAAGTACAGATTAATGCATGGATATCTAATGGACACATACTAAGATTAGTATTAAATCCTTTTACCCCTGCAAGAAATCCCTTTATGGTATGCCCTTATGAAATCAATCCTTATCAATTCTTTGGCGTAGGCATACCTGAAAATATGGATGATGCTCAAACGATTATGAATGGTCATGCAAGAATGGCTATTGATAATTTAGCACTAGCAGGAAACTTAGTATTTGATATTGATGAAACAATGTTAGTACCAGGGCAAGACATGTCTGTATTTCCTGGAAAAATATTTAGAAGACAAAGTGGGCAAACAGGACAAGCTTTACATGGATTAAAGTTTCCTAATACAGCACCTGAGAATATGCAGATATTTGATAGGTTTAGACAACTAGCAGACGAATCTACAGGCATACCTTCCTACTCTCATGGTCAAACAGGTGTTCAATCAACAACAAGAACAGCATCTGGAATGTCAATGTTGATGGGAGCTGCCGCTTTAAATATAAAAACAGTTATAAAAAACGTAGATGATTATTTATTAAAACCATTAGGAGAAACTTTATTTCATTGGAACATGCAATTTAATAAAGATGTTCCTGAAATAGAAGGGGATTTAAATATCAAAGCACAAGGAACAACATCCTTAATGACAAAAGAAGTAAGGTCACAAAGATTGATGACATTTATGCAAGTAGCATCAAATCAGTTCTTAGCACCTTTTGTTAAATGGCACAGTATTATAAAAGAGATTGCAAAGTCTATGGATGTAGACCCTGAACAATTAGTGAACGACCCTGAAAAGGCAGCAATATTTATGAAGATGATGGGAGATATGAATGGAAATCAACAAGCTCAAGGCTCTAACCAACAACAGGGCGGTATGGCTAATCCTGGAGGAGTACCTGCAGGAGCAAATAACACAGACACACAAGGGTCTGGAGGTGGCAACATCGGAGTCGGAACTCCGCAAACTCCAGGGCAAGGTGGCTTTACTGCACCAAATCCTCAACCTACGGGAGCAACTGAATAAAGATGGCAACTAAACTATCAGATGTATTAGAACAAGAATCCTCAGGTATTATGTTCCCTTTTAGAACTAATGTTAAACCTGTTAAAACAGAACAACAAATTTATACACCTACGGATGGTATTATGTCAGTTACAGGAACAGCATACACAGGTCCTGATGCTACAATTAAATATGGCTCAGAAGAACAAGGATACCCAAGACAACTAAAAGAAATTGAAAAAGGTGCATTACCACAATTTGACCAATCACAATTTCCAGATAAAGGAAAAGGAAAAATAGAAACACCTACTACTACACCCCCTGCTACTAAATCAGACAAAGCTGTTATGGACCCTTGTCCAGAAAATTATAAGATGATTGATGGTAAGTGTGAGTATGTAGGACCTACACAACCACAACAAGATAGAGGCGGTAGAGATAGACCAACCTTTACTGGTCCTACAATATCTAAAGAAGGAATTATAGAAGGATATAAACCTGCATTAAGTAGAGCAGAGGGTGCAATAAACGCAGGTGGATTAAATAGTATAGCTATGCAAAGATTAGAAGAAGAGCATGGAGCAGAATTTGCATCAAAGGTAGGTTTATTAAATCAAGAATATAGAAATAGAGGTGTTCAAATATCTGAACAAGGTTTAGCAGAAAAAGACCC